ATAGTATATCATTGAATAAGAAATGCGATGGTTCTAATTTTCTTTTTTGAATCTCAGTTCCCATCGCACCGTCAATGATATAAATTTTTTGTTTATTAAATTTTACCATTCTTCTTTTTGCCCTACCCAATCTTTAAATTGATCTTCACCGCCGCGAACTCCCCAGTCAGAATCAACAGTTAGCTTTGAAGAAATTCCTCCTCGAGGATTGCATGTCATTACTAATCTAAGCCTAGCAGGTTCATAAGCAGCTATCATGTCATCGTATATTACATTAATGATTCTTTCATATGAATATATCTGTGATCTAAATGCAAAAAAGTACTCTTTTAGTGATTTAAGTTCTATTACTTTTTTACCGGGATAAAAAGTAATATACAAATTTGCAAAATCTGGTTGGCCGCGTACCCCTTCAAAAGTTAACTCTGGAATTTTCATTTTAATTTCATAAGCTTCACCTGATGGATTTGGAATTGCTTTTAATATCTCTCTATTTTTAGCCCAATTTCTTTTCTTTTTCTTGCGATTTTCTTCTTGAGTTTTCATATTATCCCCACGATTGATTTGTTCCCATATGTCCCCACTTAGCTGTCTGGCTATACTTTGGCTTTCTTAAATCCAAGAATTTAATTATGCCACCTGGACTTAAATCATACCCAGCAACTTCTTCTTCTACACCATTTGCAATAATTGTTGCTTGCACTGGCTGGTCATAACCAATAGCATATGCAAGATAAACAAATACTTCATTTTTTTGGTTGGAATTCATTGAATTAATTTTGTCAACAGCTATTCTTCTTGCCATGTAAGCAGCTGATCTATCAACTTTAGTAGAATCTTTACCACTAAAAGCTCCTCCTCCAATTGGTATTGAGGGACCATAATTGTCAACAACTAACTTTCTACCTGTGAGGCCTGCATCTGCATCAAAACCACCAATAATCCATTCACCTGCGGGATTACAGTGCATTTCAACACTGTCAGGGTCAATATTGACACTTTTTAACCAGCTAGAAATAATAGATCTTAAATTTGTTGTTTTTGAATTTTGAAAACTTGCAACTACTGTTTTAATTTTTCCGTTTTCTAAAGTTACTTGTGTTTTTCCATCAAATGGGTATGTCTTGTAAATCTTCTTGCAGATTTGCCTTGCTAAATAAAGTTCTTGCGGAATTAACTCTTCGTTTTCGTTACAAGCATACCCAACCATAATACCCTGATCTCCAGCGCCTCCAGTGTCGACACCTTGCGCTATGTAATTACTTTGATTAACTACATTTGTTGTTACTTTAATTGTTTTACCATACACATCTTCGACAATCTGGATTATTGGTGGCTCGGCTCTAGATGTAATCTCACCTGTCACATGCACATGACCGTGACCTCCTACTGTTTCAATTGCTACTCTTGACATTGGATCATGTTCTAAACAATAATCAAGAATTGCGTCAGATATATTGTCACATATTTTATCTGGATGTTTTGGTGTTACGCATTCTGCGGTTTTAAATTTCATTTTTTCTCCTTTTGTATTTTATCATTAAAAAATAAGTCACTATTTATTGACTTGTCACAGATGTATAGATCAAAATGAGGCTTTTCACCGACAGAAAGTTTATGATATTTACAACCCCACTCTAAAAGCTGTTTTTTTGTTACTTCGTACCAGTCTATTCCTGAGACTGACCCTCTGGCAGTCCAGTAAGTTATTTCATCGCCTTTTTCATACAGATCATTAATTTTTTTAATTCTGCTTAAAATAGGCAAAGCTAGATTGTAGTCTCTTTCTGACTTGTAATCGCAAATAGTCTCATCAATATCAACAAATATTTTCATATTAACCTCTTAGTTTTTTCAATATAGGAAATTCACTTTTAGTTACTTCTTTAAAACCGCTACCCATCATTTTGTCAACGCTCTCTATTCTTTTCTTTAGCATATCCATGCCGTGAACACTTAAGCTTGACTTTTGGTCTGTTCCCCACATTTTTCTATCAATAGTTATGTGCCTTTCAATTACTTTTGCTCCTAATGAAACAGCAATAACAGTTGGCTCTAAATCTTCTTCGTGACCTGAATATCCTATTGTACACCCGTATCTTTCCTTCAGAAAAGGAATAAGTCTTAAGTTTAACTCTTCTGGTGGCGTTGGATAGCTTGAATTTGTATGCATGATGACAATGTCGTCTGTATATTTCTTTAAATTGTTTATTGCGTCGTCAACTTCTTTTAGAGTGCTCATTCCTGTTGATATAACTACAGGTTTACCTAGCTTTGCAGTTTCTGTTACTAGGTCTTTGTTAGTCATCATTGCTGAGGGTATTTTTACAAATGGTATTTTTTCATACTCTGACAAAAATTTTAAACTGTTAATGTCCCAAACAGAAGCTGTCCAATCGACTGGTTTTTCAAAAGCATAGTTATCAATTATATTATATTCTTTTTTTTCAAATTCAATTTTCTTTTTATAGTCAATGTAAGACATTGTACCCCATGGAGTGTCACGTCTTTTTTGCCACTGGTGTTTTGGTACACAAACTTCAGGCGTTCTTTTTTGAAATTTTGCACAATTCCAACCACAAGCATTTACAGCATCAATAAGCTTTTTTGCTATTTGAATATCGCCATTATGATTAATGCCTATTTCACCTATTAAGTAAATACTGTTATTTTTTAAAAATTCTACCATGCTGTCCATCCTCCGTCAACTTTAATTTCTGATCCTGTCATGTATGAAGAATCATTATTTACTAAGAATTCTACAATGCCTACTAGTTCATTTACATCCATCATTCTTCCAAAAGGTGTATTTTTATTATATTTTTTAATAAATTCTTCTGGCTGATTATTTAAAACACCACCCGGTATGATTGTGTTAACTCTTATGTGAGGAGCCAAGTGAGTTGCTAAATGCTTGCTTAACCCTAAAACACCTGATTTTGAAACTGAATAGCCAACGTGTTTTTCATCTTCACCGTATAGATCTTTTCTAGGTGAAACAACTCCGTAAGTTGAGGAAAAATTTACGATTGAGCCTTTTTTATTTTGCCTTGCAAATTCTCTGCAAACTGAAAACAGTGCTGTTAAATTGACTTCCATGTATTGCCTAAAAGAATCTAGCGGGATATCAAATATGTTTATTCTTGTTGTATCATCTGTTATATGATGATTTAGAGCAAAAAGATTAACAAGTGCTGACGCACTATTTTTGCTAAAGTAGTCTTTAACAAAATTTTCATCTGTCAAGTCATGCCCATCAACAAAATCTAACCTTTTGACTTCCCAATTTTTGCCTTCGAGATGTTTGCAAACAGACCTGCCTATTAAACCTCTAGAACCGGTTACAATTACACTATTTTTCATTTTGTTACTTCATTAATCGTCTTTCTTAGCGCATTCGCTTTTATTTCAGCAAGCTTTAAGTCTCTATAGTTTGTTTTAAAAACCATCATCCTCTTTTGTATTTTTTCAGCAACAGGACACAAACCTTTTTCAAATCTAATTTTTTTATATAGCTGGGGATATCTGTCTGCAAAACTCATGTTCTGTATAATTGGTTCTAAGTATGGTACCGACCAGGCGCCATATATCCCGTCTCCTCCATTTTTCATATACATTTTTCTAAAATCAAACCAATTAACGCCATATTTTTCGCCTGTGTACTGAAAGCCTAGCGCCCAATAAGAGTTATCTGAATAATTCGGAACGTATTGAGGTTTTATAAAATCACAGCCTTCAATAGCATTTAAAAATAAGTTAGCAGCTTTAATTCTAAGATCTACTAATTTTTCAATATTTTCTAATTGCGCCAAAGCTATTGCAGAAGAAAACTCAGAAAGCCTATAGTTCCAGCCTAAAGAATCATGTCTTTTGTAATCAGGGTTTTGAAAGACGTCTAAGTTAGCTTTGACTTTACCTTCATCTGCATCTAGATTTTTAAATCCATGGCCACCAACCTTTCTAGCTTTTTTTGCGTATTCGTAATTATTACTAATTAGCATTCCTCCCTCACCGCATGAAAGATGTTTTGAGTTTTCAAAACTATAACTTGACATGTCACCAATTGTTCCTGTCATTTTTCCTTTATATTTAGAAAGTATGCACTCAGCATTATCTTCAATTACAGGTATACCGTACTTATTAGAAATATGCATGATTTCGTCCATTTCACAAGGTAAACCATATACTGATACAATTTGTATTGCTTTTGTTTTAGGTGTTATTTTTCTCTCAATATCCTCAGGATCAATAGTGTATCTATCTTCTAAGACGTCTGCATAAACTGGAATTGCATTTGCATGCAGAGTAGCTGTTGTATTCATAATGACAGTAAGCGCTGGTGAAATAACTTCGTCACCTGCTTTAACACCGACAGCTTCAAGAGAAGCATGAAGTGTGCTAGTTCCTGAATTGAAAGCTATTCCATGATTTGCACCTAGTTTTTTTGCAAATTGTTTTTCTAAGTTACCTGTCCAGCTGCCCTCAGTGTTAGTCCAGCTTTTAGAATTTAAAACAGAGGTTATATACTTTAGTTCATTGCCTAAATACTTCGATTTATTTTTTAGTCCCATAAGAATCCTTTTTCTGGTTAGACTCCCATTCCGCCTCAAGAAAAAAGTTAATCTTAGACAGGTCTGGAAATTCATCTATTACTTTATAAATGTTATATATATTATAATCATTACTGTCTAGTTTTTCAATTACTTTTGTAAAAAACTTTAAATCTTCTTTGTAGTCTAAAGTCATTCTAACTTTTTTCTTTTCTAATATTTTTGGATAATTTTTGATTCTTTGTACATTGAAATTTTTATCTTTTAAAAAAGGTATGGCTATATGAGGTTCTAGTGTATAAGCATTTTTAATTTTCGATATTTCAATAATTGATTTTCTGGTAAAGCCATAAACATCATTATATAAGCCCTGTCCATCAATGACTAAGTCTTTTATTCTGCTTTCCATATATTGAATGAAGCATGCGTCTGATAGAAAATGACTATAAAACAAGTCGTCACCGTCAGCTGTTGCAAAAAAGTCTATTTTATATTTTTTGCAAGCTTCTTTCCATCTTTCCCATTTGTTTTCTTCTGAACCTCTAAAATAATTTATATTATTTTTTTCTGCTATATCGCATAAAATATCATCAGATGGATTATTTGTTGTACACAGTATAATTGTATCAGCATGTTTTGATTTTTTGCATGCATTAATTACATACTCAATTGTATGTTTATCTTTGATCTTAAGTATTGATTTGTTTTTTAACCTTGTCGATCCTGTCCTAACAGTTATAAATATTCCTAAATTTTTCTTCAACTATCTATTCCTATTTTAATTACTTTTCTGTTTGTATTTAACTTTACAGTTCTGATGGTTGCTAGAAAAAGTTGATTGAGTTTTAATAGAAAAACTTACTTTTTGAAAACACTCAACTACTTGATTAAATTGTCTTTTAAGTCTTTCTTGTGTTTCTTTTGTATTTTCATCCGACCATTGCGAAGAAGACCACTCATCTTTATTGTCAAGATAATAAAAAGATTCATAAAAGTCAGAACCTATGATGTTAACTTCATTGCATCCTTTGTCAAGAACTGCATTTAAAATAGCAACTAAAAGAGAGTTTCCGACGATATTCATATAAGGCTCTAAGCACTCAGGCTGGGGTTTTACCTTTACACCTAAGCTGTTGGCAAAGCGATCTTGATTAAAATAATCTCGCCACCAATGACTTTCATTTGTATGTCTCAACCTGGTGCAAAAAACCTCATCTAATTTAATATTGTCAATAAAATTCTTATCTAAGCCTGCCATTTCAATATTAATTATTTGTATTATTTTTGTCCCTTCTTTTGACTTCGTATTTAAAAAATGCCTTAGTTCGGAATCTTGAAAAACAAACTTATTAAATTCATTAACGAGGTAGATGTAATCTAACTTAACTTTTTCGTAGTCTTTGTATGATACTAAGGACTCACCTCTTCCACACACTAATGCTTTCATGATTTCTCCTGTACTCTTTCTAAGACCCATTTATAAGTCCTTTCAATTCCTTTTCTTAAAGGCTCTGTTACTTCCCAATTTATTTTTTCTCTATACAGATTGTTGTCAGAGTTTCTACCGTTTACACCTACGGGACACTTGTGACCATACTTTCTTATAAATTCTTCTCCATCGATATTGCACACAGAGATATTTTTACCTGAGATTTCTATGATCATATTTGCAAAATCATTCATCGATATCATTTCTTCTGATCCAATATTGACCGGCCCTGTAAAGTCTGACTGCATAAGCCTGTATACAGCTTCACAGCACTCGTCTACATGTAAAAAAGATCTTGTCTGAGTACCTGGCCCCCAAATTTCAACAGTACCACCCTCTTCTGCTTCAGCAACTTTTCTACAAAAAGCTGCAGGAGCTTTTTCTCTACCTCCTGTCCAAGTTCCAAATTCTCCAAAAATATTATGAAACCTTGCAATTCTTACATCAAGATTTTTATTTCTGCTAAAAGCTAAAAATAATCTTTCTGAAAAAAGCTTTTCCCACCCATACTCTGAGTCTGGGTTGGCAGGATATGCTGATGCTTCAGTACAGTTAGGATTATCTGGGTCTAGTTGGTTATGTTCAGGATACATACAAGCTGACGAAGAATAGAATACTTTTCCAACATTCTTTTTTGCTGATTCATAAGCAACATTAAGATTAATCATTGCAGAGTTATGCATAATATCAGCATCGTTTTCTCCTGTAAAAACAAAGCCGGCTCCACCCATATCTGCAGCTAACTGATATACTTCATCCATTTCTTCGTCAATTAAAGTAGTGACGACATGCGGATCTCTTAAATCTCCAATTACAAAGTGATCTGCTATTTCATCAACACTGTGAAATTCATTATATTTAAGATCAACGCCTCTTACCCAGTAACCTTTTTCTTTTAAGTGCTTTACAAGATGACCGCCAATAAATCCGCCTGCTCCGCAAACTAATGCTTTTTTCATTTATATACTCCTCTTTTTAATATCGTATTAGGTAGACATAATTGTTTATTAATAAGCCTACTGAAAATATTGCTTAATTTATTTATTTCTGCATTACTTAGTTTTAAAATTGTTTTAGAGTCGCTTCTTTTCTGTAAATCTTCAAAATCTAAGTCTAATTGTGTTACTTCATTAATGGCTTTTTGGGTGCTACTTAATGCTAATGATTCATACTTTACAAATAAAATATCTATCTTTGAGTCTAAATTGTAATAAGAATCAAACCAATCTTCTAGTAAACTAAAAGAATCATTATTAGCTAGCCAGTCTTTAATATTTAATTCTTTAATAAGCGGCTGAATATTTCCTGTCATATTTTTAAAATGATTATTTATCCATAAACTCTTATCTTTACTCCTTCTCCAGTAAGATAAAAAAGCATCAACTGGGTTTGCATAAATTAATATTGCCGCCTTGTTTTGACATCCTTTCGATTCTTCGTCTTGTGGCTTGAGATTGCCTATCAGTTGAGGTTGTTTATCTGCAAACAAGTGAGGATTATGATTCTCTTGATATTCTACAAAAAATGGCGTTTCGAACCTGTTTTTAAAAGTTTTGTTTACAATATATTTCAGACCAGAACCACCGTATGAGTAAAAATATATTTCTTTCATTATATCAATCCTTCCAAAAATTTTAATAATTTTTTATTTTGCTTTTCAAAATCAAACTTTTCTTCAATTGTTTTTTGAAAGTTTTCACTAATTTCTTGTCTTTTTTGTGCTGATGATAAAAGCTGGTCTAGACACCAGTACCATCCTGCTTCATTGTGTGCGACGTATCCATTTTCTCCATCAAATAGTTGTATTGCTGATGGGTAGAAATCAGATACGCAGGGTATACCTAGTTTGCCAAATATTATAGCTCTTCCCGGATTTGAAGGCATCTTAAATCTTAGTGAAAAATCATCAGGAGAGTAATTGTAGCTATTTTTTGTTATATTTTCTATTTTTTGTGTATCATTATGAATGAGATTGTTTGGAGCAATTCCAACATCGCATTTAGACAAAAACTTTGTATAGTTTTCCATACTCCATGGGTACTGGCTTGTTTTTATTCCTTTCGGGACCCATTTTTCTTCACCAGTAAACTTTTTTTGACTGCACATTATTAACATTTCTATGTTATGTTTTTTAGAAAGTTTTTCTAATGCAGGCGTTACATTTTCTGCCATGCACTCAAGGTGAATACTGTTTCCGTGGTACCCGATCGTTAAAACATCTTTGTCTTCATGTATCTTTTTAATGTTTGGAATGTTCGGATATTCTACATATCTAAATATTGGTTTTTCAGAAACTCTCCAATAATCTTCCATTTCTATACTATCACATATTAAAAAATCAGCAAATGATGCACTTTCCATGACAGCATGAGATCTAGGATCTATTATTCCTACTTTCTTATCTGGATAATGTTCTTTTATTTTTCTTACTATGTTATGATCATAGGTCATTACAAGCAAGATATCAAACATATTAGGGTCAATTCCGTTTTGAAAAAACGTAATGCCCTCAATAGTTTTTAATGCATTCCAGTAATAGTAAGATGCTGCTGCGTCTGGCGAAGCAGTTATAAAAAGTATTTTCACTACAGACTCCCTTGTATTATAATAATTCTCATTTAATTTTATTTCTCCGACAAATTAATAGATAATCATATTATGCTTTGCTGTCTTTTACACCAGGTGCTAAATCTTGAATACCTCTGAGTGCGCTTTGGTTATGATATCCTTCATCGACAGTTTTAAAATCATAAACGTGCCTTCCGAAGTGAATATGGTAGAAAAGAGAATTTAGCTCATGATCTCCCCATCTAAACTTGTAAACACCACCTGATTCATTTAAAAACTTACTCCACTGTTTCCACTCTTCTGTTTCAAATAGTTTCATCTTAAAAACATAAGAATCTGAAAATATAAAATTTTCATGAAAGTATTTTTCATTTCTTTCCTCAACAATGTTTGCTATAAATTCACACTTCTTTTCAAGATTAAATTTTTCGACGTAATCAGCAACGTGATCCATCATTCCGATTCTTGTTTGAAAATTACCTTCGTGAGGTTTCTTAATATGTGGATAAGTTACTTTTATTGCGCCGGCCATCTCGTCTTCCATTCCGGCCAATACTTCAAAAAAGTCATATGGAACTTCTTTTAAAAATACTGACTCATCATCAACACTAAGCATATAATCATGATTATGCAATTTTGTATTTGGATACTTATAAAGATTGTTATAAAAATTCGACATATGCAAGTAGCCTTTTCTTTTTATAGTAAAACCATTGCTTACATACGGGATGTTCGTTCTATTGTAGAATAGTTCTTTTTCTTGCAAAAAAGAGGGTGTAGAATAAGGTATAGATATAAAATGTATATTTTGACTTATATTGTTTTTAATCCACGCTCTATAGTCTTCTCTATCGTATATGTCATCAAAATAATGAACATAAACAGGATAGTCATATCTATAGTTCCAATTTACATGAAGAGTTTTTAAGCAAGTAGGTAAACACTTGTGTCTGCTAGAAAGTATGTTTATGCATCCGTTTATTTTGTTTTTCATTTTTACCTCCAATAAGATTAATAATATTTCAAATTACACTTATCGTAAATTTCATCAATTAAGTCTAACACATCATAAGTTGCAGATATGTCAAATTTATTTAAGTTTTTATATAACGACGGGTGATTTGGGCAAGAACCTTCATAATTTTCATAATTATTAGGTAAAGCTTGCTCATAGTTTATCATGCTAAAAATACTTTTAATTTCATCTTCTAGATCACTTTGCTTAAATTTGAAATCAATAACTTTGTTTAGCGCTTTTCCACCTATCTTTATAAATCCTTCACTTGTGAGGATAGTCAGGCTACACTCAATGTTTGAAGGTTCACAAGCAATAGTGACTTCAAAAATTCCACCAAAATCTCCAAAAGAAACAATAGAGTGAACAGTATCTTCTATTTTTGCACTCTTATGTTTTGAGCTGTATTGATTTGATGCTATCACGCTAGGTTTTCCAAATAAAAAACAAACAATATCTAAATAATGAATACCACACTCATGAAGTGTTCCGCCTCCAATCTTAGGTATACCTCGCCAATCATCAAAATAAGATAAAGGTCGTTGCCACCTTTGTGAAAGTGTTATGCTGTTAACGTTTCCTATTTTTTTGTTTTCTATTAGTTCTTTAAGAATTTTAACAGTCTTATTTAAACGAACCTGAAGTACTGAGTATGCCTTTTGATTGTTTTCTTTTGCAATTTCAGAAATTTTTCTTACATTTTCTGGATCTAAAGTTGCAGGCTTTTCTATCAAAACATCACAATTATTTTCTAAAAAAAACTTTGCTTGTTCAAAATGCATACTATTAGGCGTAGATATTACAACAAAATCTACGCTGCTATTAATCATCTCTCTATAATCTTTAAAGATGCTTACATCGCTAAAATTATTTTTAAGTTCAAAATATTTGCTTTCTTCATTGTCACATAAAGCCACCAAATTAAAATCTTTAGAATTTTCTATAATAGCTTCTATATGTCTGTCAAATATTTTGCCGCAGCCTAAGATTCCTACATTGTACATTTTATTATCCTGGGAAAGCATCTAAAGCGTTAATTACTTTTTTAATATTTTCGATTCCAACGCTTGGATATACTGGAATTGCTAATACACTTTTGCAAGCACTTTCACAAACTGGTATATCTAAATTTTTATATTTATCTCCAAAGAGCGTTTGTCGAGGAATAGAATAGGGATAAAAAACAGAAGATTCTATATTGTTTTGCAACAAATACTTTTTTAGTTTATCTCTATTACTTGACCTAATAACATACTGGTGATAAACATGTTTTGCTAATTTTTTACGAAAAGGTTTTTCTACGTGCTTTGATTTTATATTTTTATTATAAAACTCTGCATTTTCTATTCTTCTATTAGTGAAAGTATCAAGATGTCTTATTTTAATACTTAACACAGCTGCTTGAATTGCATCAATTCTAAAATTACCGCCAAGATAAATTGAATCATATTTGTTTTTTAAATCGATACCGTGTTGTCTTAATAGTAGCATTTTTTTGTAAAGTTTTTCAGAGTTTGTTGTGACAATACCTGCATCTCCGAATGCTCCTAAATTTTTTGTTGGAAAAAAACTAAAACATCCAGCATCGCCAAAGCTACCTACTTTTATGCCGTTCCACTCAGCGCCGTGTGCCTGTGCACAATCTTCTATTATTTTTAAATTATGTTCTCTAGCAATTCTAGTTATTTCTGTCATATTTGCACTATGGCCATATATATGAACAGGCAAGATACATTTAGTATTCTTTGTGATCTTGTCTTCAATTAAATTTTCATCTATACAAAAAGTATCTTTGTTTATGTCTACAAAAATAGGTGTCGCGCCTACTCTTAATATTGCCTCTGTTGTTGCAAAAAAAGAAAAAGGTGTTGTAATTACCTCATCACCAGGTCCGATATCTAAAGCTAACAAAGCCAAGATAAGTGCATCTGTACCTGAACTGCAGCCTGTTGCATATTTTGTATTACAAAAATTTGAGAATGTTTTTTCAAAACTTAATACTTCTGCACCGTTTATAAAAATCTGTGAAGAACAAACGTCTTTTATCTTTTCAATAACCTCTTTTTCATACAATCCATATTCTTTTTTTAAATCTATAATGTTGATCATGACCTTTAAATTGCTCCTTGAACTACTAAAACTGAATTTGGTTTACCAGATGCTGTCATTCCCATATTAAGTGTAATACTTTTACCAAGAGAAGCGATAAATTGTAATTCATTATAGCTGCCAAATCGCTCATTAAAATCATCAAACACCCATATGCAATTCTTTGATTGTACTCTTGCTAGCCTAATTAAATCTTTTAGAACTGCACCGCTTCTATGATCTCCATCAACCCAAATTAGATCTAGATTTATTGCTTTTTTTGTTATAAATTCTGCTAGCTCTTTGCTTGTCCCTAAGATAAACTCTGTTTGTGTGTCATATTTTTCAACAAGAGACTTCTCTCTAACATCTCTAATATCACAAGAATAAGACATAGACTTACTATTTGGAATTTTGCTTATAACATCTGCCATTATAAAATGTTGATATCCTTCTGCTGTTCCAATTTCACAAAAATCTTTACAATTAAAAAACTCATATATCTCTTTTATGAGTCTACCTCGATCAATCAAAGTATTAAATGCTAACTTTTTTGTGTTTTCATCTAAGTTAAATTCTTTTGCTTTTTTTTCTTGTGAAGGGAGGTAAGATTTCTCCCATATTTCTTTGTGATCATTATTTATGAATTCTCCATCTCTGTTAACGAAGTTGTCATTTAAATATGCAATAAAATCATTTATATCTTTCATAAAATCCCCTTAAATATATCATAGTATGAATTAACACACTTTACAAAACGAGAAACTTTTTCACCGGTTTCTTCGTCTCTAAAATCACTATTAATTGTTATTTCTTTTGTTTTACTGAAATCCATAGGCGGTGGCTTGTAAAGAGCACACGGTTTTAAATCCCACTCATCCTCCAAAATCATAGTTCCTTTACTGACAATTTCATTAGTGCCACCTGTCGATGAACATATAATTTTACATCCTGCTTCTTGGGCATCAATAACAACGTTAGGACAATGATCTAGGTAAGCAAGATGAACAAGTGTAGAAGATCGATGATATAGGCATATTAATTGTTCGTAATTTAGCTCTCCTAGGTAGCATATTCTGTTGCTCATATTAAGATAAGTTTTTGCTTCATCCATGCCTAAGCTGCCAGCGATTGCAAATATTGCATCGTTAGGAGCGTGATCCAAAAAATAAAGAATATTTTGCAAAAGTCTTTTGTGTGGTCTCCAAGAAGCTGCAGAACACCATACTTCTTTTTCTTTATCCCAAGGCCAATTTAATTTATTAAAAGTATCTAAAATCAAAGGATGATGTATAACTTTAGGATCTGCTGAATTATGTATTACATGACCGTTTTTATGAGGGCCAAACCAAGATTCAGTTAACTTCTTATTGAAGTTTGACTGAAATACAACAGCGTCTGCATTATCATAAGCAAACTTTATTGGCGCATTCTGTTGATTGTAATCCTGCGTAGAATTAAAATATATACCATCTAACCTAAGAACCATAGGTTTAACCTTATGTGACTGCTGTTGTATTACACAGAATTCAACGTCAGCTTCACTATTATTATTTGCGATTGATATCTTCTTTTCACTTAATAGTCTACTTAACAAGGTTCTAGTAAACTTGTTAGGACCGGTATTAGACTGCGGGTTGAAATTATGTGTAAACACTCTCATCTTTTATAATCATCCTTCAATCTTATAACATCGGCTAATTCAGGTGTACTAACTTCAATTAGCTTTGTAATTATATTACCTTTTGGAGCACCAAACCTATGTATTTGACCAGGTTTTACGTGATAAACTGCACCTTCATTTAAAGTAATTTTGCTTTCTTCATTCTCAGAGAGCCAAATGCATAACTTTCCTGCCAACACATAAATTGTCTCTTCTTTTTTTTCATGATACTGCAGGCTTAATCTATGCCCAGGTAATATTGTTAATATCTTACCTAGATACTTGTTGGTTTCTGCCCATATTTCTTCATAACCCCATGGTTTTTCTATTTTTCTCACTGGACATACCCTCTTGACCTTACTAATTTAATTGTACTCATTTGATTTTTTTCTTTAAGCGGTCTACTTTTTAAAGAGTTTGAGTTTATTCTGTAGAGATAACATATCTCATTTAAAAATTTTCTTTCTTTTGCGAGAAACAAAATAGGTAAATACAAAGCTTGATCATATCCTCTCTCAAACCAGTTTCCATCTAGGTCTTTAAAATTTTCAGAGTTTATCTTTTTAAATGTCTCTAGCTTAAATGTCTTAAGATGAGAACTTACCCAAGGGTACTGATATGGATTGATCTTTTTTGGTAAATCTCTAGAAATATTCATTCCGTTTATGTCCCATGAATGACATGTCCATAAAGCTTCTAAATTAGTGTCATCTTCGTACTCTTTTAAAATTAAATCAACTGTGTTTTCATTACATAACGCATCGTCGCCATCAAGTATTGCTATTAAATCGCAGTTTAATTCAGCATAATCAGCAATTAAAAAATCATATATTCCTTTAAGCGCAAACTTTTTAACAGAGTGATTATAAAGCTTAACCCTGCTGTCTTTTTCTATGATCTTTTTTGCAATTTTTAAAGTATCATCTGTGGACATGTCATTTAAGATTACCCATTTCCACTTTTTGTTATTTTGCTCAACTAAAGATTCGTAACACTCTAAAAGCTGATGTGATGAATTAAAAGTTGGTGATAAAAATGTGACATGTTTCATTATTATATCCTTCCTATTTTTGTCTTAGTAGAATCTTTAAGTTTTGAGACAGATTCCTTTATGAAATCTCTTCTATTCTCTAAAGAATGACATGCTCTTAATATCTGAAGTGTCTCTTCTTCTAGCATTGATAGTTTAGATAAGTCAGCACTAAAAGCATCATGCTCTAGTTCTTCTACTAATTTAGAAAGTTTTTCTGATAAAATTCTACACTTTGATCTAAGCTCTACGTCTGTTTTGCTAAAAATTTGTTGACTCTCAATAAAAACTTGAGAAAAAACCTGAAATAAGTTTTCGTTGTTCATTTTATCTCCTTTGCTTTAGCCATGTTTTAATTATTTTTGGATGATCTTTGTCAATGTAATACCAAGGAGTAGCACTATCTAAGTCAACTCTTTTGTGAAAAACCCATCCACCGAATTTATTATTAAGAGTATTTGCCATATCTACAATTTCTTTTTCACTTACTTTTGACCAGGGTTTATTAAAGAATTTATTATTTTCTGCTGTATCATCAACTTTTTTATTGTATAAGCTTGCATGAAATCTACTCCAGAAGTCTCTATAATTATAAATTTTTCTCTTAATATCAAACCAAGAATAATGATATACAGAAGGCAACTCTTTAGTTGCTGCGTTAATAAAATTAACATATTTTTGTAAATTGTCTTCTCTAAAACTATTATTAATAAGGATTTCATTCCTAAAGCTATCATGATCCTTAGTATAAAAATTCATATTAGCTATAGGTTGATAAGTATCAATATGAACATAATCACATCCATCTGATCCTAATGAAAATAAATTTCCATTTTCATCATATCTTCTTTGCTTATCTGGTATATCATGAACAATATGCGTATCGTTTCTAGATAGTCTCCACTTCCAAGGGTGTACATCTAGTCTTACTTTATCTTTGTTTCCCCAGTAGTCAATTACAGGTAAACAAACAATCTTTACAGACTTTGGTATTTGCCTTGCTAGTTTTTTAACTTTATCATAGTCAGTTTCATGAACAATTTCATCAACATCTGACTGCCAGCACCATTCACTTTTGCAAAGAGATCTAGCTACAGACTTTTGCTGAAAATCAAATAAAGCAAACCTATAATGATCCCAGTCTCTTTTGACTTGATAAACTCTTAATTTAGGTTCATTTTGTGACCAGTCTTTAAGCTCTTTCCACGTTCCATCATCGGAACCTCCATCAACTACTACTACTTCATCACAAAACCCTAATAGCGAGCTAATTGATTCTCTCCAAGGATAATCATGCTCAATTACATTTTTAGTAGTTGTATATCCACTCAAAGATACATCTCTTTCTAAAAAATGTGTTATTTTACCCCAAAAAACACCAGGGCGACTGAGCAGATAAGATTCAATTTCATCTATGTCACCAGCAAACCAGTTTTCATTTAAATGTTGAACATTTTTATTTAAAAGAAGTTCTAAACCTAAAAGTTTAGCTTCAATAACAGTCCTAGGGCAAGTATCCTCGCCAAGTGGTTGAAATGACAAACCGTGAAACCCTGAAAGCTTCTTTAATAAATCATAATAGGATAAACCACCAAGTATTTCTACAGTACTTTCTGGGAACGCAGACCTAACAGACTCACAGCTTTGCGACACACCTTTGATCCAACTATTTCCGTCAATAATCCCCCAGTGATTTTTTGACCAGCCATTTTCTTCTCTTGCTTTACGCAATCTTTCAATATACTCTAGATCTTCGACAGAGAATATCGAGCTTAAAACAGTCTGATTATTACCTTTTAAAAATGGAAATCGTTTATGATATACCTCTGATTGTTTTTGTGACATCCAGAAAATATGATTAGATCCGTGCAAAAAAGCAGAAATTATTTTTCCTAGTTGCTGTTCATGGCAGTCACAATTCTTACCAGTTTCTTTTTTATGTAAGTCAATTGACCGATATTGACAAAACTTATAGTCATATTCTACTATTGAATAATGTAAATTTGCAACAATCAATGGTATTAGATTATGGTTCATGCCTCTATAATTAAAAAACACCCAAAATTTGTTAGTTCCATTATGAATTAATTCTTCTGTTAGCTCACTCGATTTAATCTTGCACGTCTTGTATGGGGCAACTTCAAATAAAGCTTCAGTTGTTCTTTCAGCTCCGCCACCATAGTCATCAAGAAACATGTCAGCTACAAAAACTACATCTGAGCTTTCAAATTTTTCCATATAATCTCCTACATTTAGGAAATTATACTCTATTTATGACAAGGATAAAATTTTGTTTTATATTAGCTATGTATATTGTACTCAACTACTAACGTTATATTAATATTTCCTGGTGCTGGATTTCTCTGTACTGACACTGCGATTGCCTGCCCCTCTGTAAAGCCATGACCTATGTCATCTTGAACTGTTGTGTTAGCTGAGTTTACTACTATTGCTTTTGTTGTAGAAGTTCCACCTGTTATAGCATCACTTCCTGCACTACTATATACCTTTACATTTAATGCATTTGAATTTCCAGTGTCACTTCTCACCATAACTTTTTTCACAGTCCCTGCAAAAGGTGCCAAAATCTGGTGAAAATTGGATTCGAAAGAAGCATCTCCATTCCCCGAAAATCCTAGATCTAAAAAGAATTCAGTAGTATCGAGGTGTCTGTCGCCAGTCGAATAAACTTGTCTTTGTTTGGAATATAAACTTCCTGAAATATATACGTCACCGCCAAATATTGACGTACCTCTTGTTGCTGTCCCTCTAGAGCCAATCGCACCAGAAACAAAGAAATTAACGTCAGACCCACCTGCAGGATCTGGCGAGGATGTTGAACCACCAGACAAAATAAGCACTTGCGTGGATGTGAAGTTCGAAGCTGCTAAGTGGGAAGATCCAGAAACGACAAGGTCGCCTGCTACTAAAGTCGCCCCTCTTGTTCCGGTTCCTCTACTACCTGCTGCCCCGCTTAGTAACAATTTTACATCTGCACCAACCCCTGGTTCACTTCCAAAGTCTGTGCTTAAAAGTCTCCCTAACGCAACTGCATCTTCACTTGCATCAACAAATATTGCTGAATGGTTTGTATCTCCTTTTACAAAAAAGTCATTTGTTGATAAAAGACTGTTATTGATAACGACGTCACCTTGTTCGTACGCAACAATGCTGAATGTTCCTGCTCCATCTTTTACACCAAAATACCTTCCTGAGGCTGAATCATTATCACTATCGATTGTAAATATTACACTTCCTTGCGAACTTAATTCAAAATTGTTTTCAGCATCAATGCTTATTCCGTCATTATGACTACTTTGCATTCTTATGTTGCCAGTAATAAATAGATCACTCTGCAAATGAGTTGCTCCACTTACAACCATGTCTCCTGCTACCAGTGTAACACCTCTTGTGGCAGAATCTTTTGTGCCTGTCGTACCACTTAGATATAATTTTACATCGGTGCCGTAACCAGGAACTTCAGATGCTAAAGGTGTTGAATCGAAACCTTGATTACCCAATATAACAGTATTATCATTGGCATCTACAAATATTGTACCGTAATAGTCGTCTGTGTTGACTCTAAAATCAATATCATCTCTATTAAAATTAAAAACTGTTTGTGTTGTTGTAAAAATGTTATCAGTTGTGTCGTTAATGCTGTGGTAAATGTAACTATCAGACTTTAAAATTATTCCGTCATCAGCGTCTAAAGTTATTGTTGCATTGTTTCCATTGATAAACTGGTCATTCTGGCCAGGATTGTTAAATCTTAGACTGTTATTGGCTAGTAATGATATATCGCCTGTTGTTTCTATACTACCTGTCACTGATAGGTCATTATTTAGATGCGTAGCTCCACTAATAACAGTGTCACCAATTATTAAGGTTACCCCTCTCGTAGCACCGTCTTTAGATCCGTCTATCCCGAAAATTGATGTTTTTACATCGGTTCCAACACCTGTTCGAACAAAAGGAGTTGTTACTGACTCACCAATTGCAACAGCATTTTCTCCTGCATCTACGTGTAGCAGAGAGTAGCCTGTAGATCCTCTAACAAAAAAGTCTCCATCTGCTTGCCTAGCAAGATTAAAAATATTTTGACCATGCTCATAAGACACAAAATTAGAACCAGCAATACCCTCAGTGGAAAAAAACCCGTTTGAATTATCATCGTCACTATCAACTAGTACTTTAACATTTCCATTGGCAGAAATTTTAAAATCATTTTCTGCTCCAATATTGATACCGTTTTCATCGTCACTTTTAATATAAATGTTTCCTGTTAGGAATAAATTATTTTTTAAATGGGTATTACCGCTAACAACTAAGTCACCTGCATTTAACGTCGCGCCTCTTGTACCAGTGTTGGTTGAACCGACTGTACCACTCAACAAAACCTTAACATCTGTCCCAATGTCTGGTCTACCAACAATTGTATTTGCAGTTGAACCTAGCGCAGCAACATTATTATTTAAATCTGCCAAAACTAAGCCTAAGTCTGTAGATCCTTTAACAGCAATTAACCCAGGAGAGTTTTGGGCATTATTAAAGATTGCTCGGCCGTCTTCATAAAATACGTGCTGGATGTTTCCTGCATTATCAGTTATCATAAACTGTGCGCCAGAAGTATCGTTGTCGCTATCTAATTTAAACTGTATTGAATTTTGAGCTGACACAACAAGGTTAGTTTCAGATTCCCAATTGATTTCGTCACCTGTTCCATTTGTCATGTAGATGCCACCTGTCAATATTAAGTTACCATTACTCTCAATCGACCCTGTTGATACTAAGCCAGCTATTCTAAATTTTGATGACATTTATTACTCCTTAACTAGATGCTTGAATAGCGTGATAGTGTACTTCACCAGTAAAAGCTGCAGAAAATCCTATGACAACCTGTGTTAAGCTCACTGATATGATGTAAGCGTTAACATTTGCAAGATTATTTGCAGCACTATCAAAAGCATTTGCTGTTACAAATGGTGCTGATGAAAATTGAGTTGTAAAACTAATTGTAACTTGATCTGCTGATGAAACTGATTTTTTTGATGATTCAAATATCACGTTACCCTCCGTATTTGGTTTAACTCGTATAAACGGATAAACTTTTCTATATCTGTTATTGTCATCTTTGCTTCTAATTGCCATTACAGAATCCTTGCTGCTACAGCAGATAAGTATGACCTTTCTCCTCTTTTTAATGATATATGTGCTGCGCAGTTTTCATTTTTAAACTTTTCGCAAACAACAGTCAAACCGTTGGACAAAGCATCAATGTAAGGTGTATCAATTTGATCAGTGTCTCCCATTAAAATTATTTTTGAGTTTGCACCCATTCTTGTCACAACAGTTTTAAGTTCATGAATTGTTGCATTTTGAGCTTCGTCCATAATAAGGATTGTGTCATTAAATGTTCTACCTCTAATAAAAGATAACGGTGCAACTTCAAACACTCCTTTTTCTTTGAGTGTTTGGTAATACGACAAATGATTGTCTTTGAGTCCTACTCTAAAATTATCCATTATCGGTGCAAGCCAAGGCTCCATTTTTTCGTTAGCATCTCCTGGCAAGAAGCCTATTTCTTTTCCCACAGGAGTGATATTCCTGGTGAACACCATTCTTTCATAATAGCCAGCTTCAATTAAAGAATACGCTGCCATTAATGTTAAAAAAGTTTTACCGCTACCTGCCAATCCTGAAATTGAGACGAGAGGTAAAGATGGATCTAAAAGAGCGTCTAGAGCATAAAGCTGCTCTCTATTCCTAGCTTTTATCCCTAAGGATACAAATTCTTCTAGCAGCTTTTCACTTTGTTTTATTTTTGCAACTTCTCCGTCATCATATCTACCTAAAAAAGAAGAGCTTCCAGATTTAATGCAGAAATATTCGTTACTATAAGGTTTTCTATTTAATTTCTCCTCAAAAATCTCTAACACAGAGTCCTTTATGTCTTCTTTGATGTTTTCACATATTTTATTGTCGCCATTTGATTTTAGATTACTAAAACCTGCATATATGTGATTTATATAGTGTGGGTCATCAACTTCTAAATTAACGTGTCCTTTATAAAGGCCTTCTTCTTGTAAGACAACCTTATCCTTATAGTAATCTTCAGATTTAACACCTAAGGCATCACACTTAACTCTGAAGTTAATGTCTTTCGTGATTAATATAATTTTATGGCTTTCGCTATAAAGTTCTTTCTGATGCAATGCTAAAGCTATTATTTTATTGTCTGCATAATCAGGATCTAGCCCATCTGGAACTTTATCAAAACCGTCTAAAGCAACTTTTATAATCTGGCCATTCTCAATCTCAATACCTTCGTGCAAGTTACCTTTCTTTCTTAGATCATCTAGATATCTATTGATATATCTCGCGTTTTCGCCTACTAGACCTTTTTTATCTTTAAATCTGTCTAGTTCGTCTAATACAACAAGCGGTATTAATAATATATTTTCATCGAAAGAGTGAATTGACGCTTTGTCATACAATAGCACGCTAGTGTCAATAATAAAAATTTTTTTATTTTCCATTCATCACCTATGTTAAAATGAGTTTTTCCCATTACTATAATAACTATCTAACGTAGGTAATGTTTATTATGAAATGTTTTGAATACAATAAAAAATGCAAAAAGTTATGTCAAAAAAAGGATTGCAGATACTGGATCAGCATAAAGCAGTCACAAAATTGCTGCATCAATGCTGTTAAAAATGATAGCGAAAGTAAATTTACTTTGCAAGACATTGGTGATATTTTTAATGTCACAAGAATGAGGATATGTCAAATTGAAAAGAAAGCAATTAAAAAAGTAAAAGAAAAGATGGTTAAAATAAAATAGGCAGTAGTAAACTACTGCCCTTAAAACCTATCTAATCTTGGTCACTTTACTTTTGATGCATCAATCGATGCTTTTACAATCGTGGCAGCAAGCTTTTTGGCTTCTCTTAGACCTTTTCTTGCTCTAATGCCTGCAGAGTTATTTCCTCCAGCATGTTTGACAATATCAGTCTGAAGTGATTCTACCAAAACTTTTAACTCTTCATATTGTGAAAGTAAGTTCTCGTTTAATGATGTTGACATATTTCCTCCTTTTCAAATTATAAGCTTAGGCTTATTTTTATTATCACTTGTTTCTTCTTCTTTGTTAATGGTTTCTCTATATTTTTTTAATATGTTTGCAATTTCTTTCATTGCATCATTATTGTTTAAATTTAAAGTTATCTCATAAATAATATCTAATTTTTGATTTTCTGTCACGCCAAAGTCTATAATTTGTTTGGCAATTTGTCTAGACTCTGCCCTTTCTTTTGCAATTTTTTCTAATTTAACAGAATAACTCATTCTAACTCCTAAAAATGCTTTGGTTTATTACTTCTGTTGTAATACTAAAATTTTCCTTACCATTAATATTTAAAATTTTTAAATGGTGAGACTCATCAATTATTTCTCTTTTTAAAGTAATAAAAGTTGGGTAAAATAAATTCGTAAGTACATCTTCTACCTCTTCGTAAATTACTACTTCTGAATTATAGCTTTCTAGAATTTTTAATATTTTTTCAGGTAAAGATAATGATATATCTTCTTTTGTTCTGACACTTTGAATATCTTCTTTGCCCACTTTAATATCTGATTTACAGACTTCGTAAACTAAGTGTGTTGCACCGCAATTATTGCAATTTGCATACTTTGGTAAAACTCTGTCGTTATCATCGAATCTGGTATAAACTAAAAATTTGTGATAAATTATTGGTGTTTTCTTCTTATACAAGGGTAGTACACAGTGGCATTCAATCAAGTGTTTAATACCTCTTTTTCTACCGTCTGTCATAGTGTCATTGGTCAGCTAATTTAATTAGTGAATTAGATCCTATACTAAAAGACTTGTCGATACTTGAATTTACAACGAAGACTATTTTTCTGACATCTTCATCACTAAGCTCTATAATTTTATTATTCCTAGCTGTTGATATGTCGTTTACTAATTGCGTTTTAATAAAGCTAATAAGAGAACTAACTTCAATCATTAAATTATTTTTTGCCATTTTTACTCCTTAAGTAATTATCTTTTCAATATTATACAGCACTTCTCTTAAACTGTTAACTTTTTGATCAGCTATTTTTAAAAAACCAGGAGGGACAAAATAATTTTTTTTAAACGTCGTGTTTAAAATGCACATTTTCTTAGATAAGTTTGATATCACTTTTAAGAAGTAGTCTAACTCTCTATTAAAATTTCTATTGATAATGTATTCGGGTAAATAGACATTTGCTGACTTTACATTAAAATTTTTCAACCTATTTGTTATAGGTTCAATATTGACGTCTCCTTTGCCTAGTGATTCGCTTAGACGCCTTTTTAGAAAAGTTTTGTGAGCAATTATTTTATCTGTGTTGGCCACGCTCTTTATAAGTATTTTATTTTTTAAAAATACTATTTTCTCCCCTACAGGTAATTCTTTTCTAATTTCTTGAGATATTGTTTGTCCTAATTTGCTAGAAACAACTCCTGAATCATGAATAATTGCCAAGTCATTTAAAATATTTAGAGTTGTCTCATCAAAATTAATTGACACTGGAAGAACTTGTGTTCTTCCCTCTTTGTTGTTTTTTAAAATGTTATATTTTACTTCATCTGACATTCCATGGCAAAATATAACATATGGACGCTTATTTTTGTTTGCATTAAACATTAAATGGTGTATTTCACCAACAGTTTCTAAATAACCGTCTATGATTATAAAATGATAATTTTTTATTTCTAAACCACTATTATTAACATAAAACTCAAAATCATAAGAAAACTTAAAAAGAAAATCATCAACAATTTCAACTAATATCTCTTTGCCCTTATATCTCTCAATATTGATGTTTCTCTCTAAGCTGAAATTTTCAAAAATCCACCTGGCTAGATTCTTTATGTTTTTATCTTGAATTGACTTAATTAGTTTTTTCTCATGAGATTTGTTAAAAAGCTCTTTCTTTTTAACCTTTCTTTTTTTTCCAGCATAAAAGCTTTCTAAAAAATAATCTCCTAAGTGTGGGTACAAATATTCGCATTCTTTAAATTCTTTAAGGATTAGATTTTTAAGGGATGCGTCAATATTGTCGCCAGGTAAAAAATTTAAATAGTTAAGACTACTACTTTTCATAATAGACTTGTCAGAATAAAGACATGACTCATTAGACAGTTTTGAATATAGTATTTTTTGACTGTCTAAAAAGTCGTGAATTATTTCGTTAGAATAAATCTTAGTCTTAAGAGTCACGCCACAGGTTGTTGCTTGCATAAGTTAAAATCTCCTCAGCAGAAGATTCGTTGTACCCATAGTCTTCTATGAGTGTTTGAATCATGCCTGTATACTTTTTCTTTTGGTCGTCGTCTCTAGATTTTGATCTTGTGACAATTCTTGCTATGTCTTTAACAGAAGAAATTAAATATTGTTCAATTGCTTCCTTGAGTGGCCCATAAGATTTATAGTCAACAACTTCGCCTTTTCTTAATCGAGCAAACATAAAAGCTGTTACATCATTTCTAAATCCGTCTCTAGATGATCCCACTACACCTATCATTTCCTCAATTGTCCTCATGAATTTCTCATCAGGATCTCTTTCTTCTCTAGTAATCTTATTTTTAGTTCTTGTTTTTGTTGTATAGCATTCAGCATTATCAAGATAAGTGTCAAATAAGCTTTGTGCTTGCTCTTCATATGCTGTAATAAATGCTTTTGCAATTTCTGTTTCTAGAATCTTAAGATACTCTTCTCTAATTAGCTTCTGAACAATTTCCAAATAACGAGTTTTAGCATCTTCATCAATAATTTGTTCTTTAACTTGCTTAATAAGGCTATCCATAACATTAATAGGCGTGATCATACCGCTATCAGAATCTGATAATGCTGCGTCTAAAGATTTCATAATAAATCTTGTTGAAATACCTGTCATGCCCTCATGTTTTGCTTCGTCTTTTAAATCTCTGATATCAACTTTTTTCACACGACCCTTTTCAATAATTGCTTCTCCATTATAAATTTTCATTTTAGTAAGAAGGTCACATTTGTTTGATTGCTGTAATCTGCTCATTACTGAGAACATTGATGCAACTTTCAATGTATGCGGAGCAATATGAGCGCCTCTAAAATCAGACTTATTTAAAATCTTTTCATAGATTTTTTGTTCTTGATGTAATTCCAACACGTAAGGAACTTCAATCTTAAGAACCCTGTCTAAAATAGCCTCGTTAGTGTGTTCAGATTTAAATCTGTTCCACTCTGACTCATTACAATGAGATAATATAACGCCATCAAAATAAAGCATATCGTTCTTACCTGGCGAAGGTACACGCTTTTCTTGCGTTGCTGTTAACATTGTATGTAAGAATTCAATTTCATTCTTAAACACTTCTACAAATTCAACTATCCCACGGTTACCAACGTTAAACGCACCGTTAAGAGAAAGGACTCTAGGATCATCTTCAGGATAAAGATCTAGTTTACTAATGTCTTCAGTTCCAATTAACACAGAAGTATCTTGAGAATTTGCGTCCATCGGTGGTACAACTGCTATACCTCTTCTACCTCTCTGAGAAAACCCAGTTTCTTTGACAGGAAACTTTTCATATTCACCATTAAATTCGTTCATTAGTCTGTGACGACATACTGGGCAAAGATCGCCCTCAATATGCACACCTAAAATTTCTTCAAATTTAGATCTGAGGCTTCTAGGTAACAGGTGAAGGGGTTCTTCTCTAATAGGGCAACCTTCTAAGTAGTAGTAGTTATCAGCATTACTTTCCAAGGCACGCTTAACTGATTCAACCAATGCTGATTTTCCTGCACCCACCGGTCCCATCAAGAGAAGAACTTGTCTGCTTTCTTCACCTTTAAAAGCAGCAGACTTTAAAAACCGCATCAACTTATTTGTTACAGTCTCCATCCCAAAAAACTCTTTTTCAAAGTATTCATATTTTCTTATTTTGTCACCGTTAAAAATATCCCGATAATCTTCAGAATCTACATCTAATGTCTCGAAACCTTGGTTAGAAATTGATTCGTAAAGCCTCTTGTGCGCTAATTTAACGCTCTCAGGTTTTTTCTCTACTAAGCTCAAATAATCTAAGAAAGTTCCTTCAAACTTTTCTTTTTTCTTCGCTTTTCTCTGATTGGCAATCAGATCAAGGAAATCATTTTTTTTGCGTGCCATGTATATCACCTCTCCTTATAGTAAATTTATACAATGTTATCTCTTGACTGTTAATAATTAATTTTATATTTCCCAAAGCTCATCCTCAATGACTGTATATAGTACGACCTCATCCTTCCAAAGATTTTTTACGTGACTAATCACATTGTCAGCGTAGTCTAAGTCTAGATCTCTACCGTCGTGCTCATGTTTTAATACTAGTTTTCCGCTTTTACCAACTCTATCAACATATATGTGAGGGATCATGTTGATACCTGTATTTTTAATTAAATCGTCCCGCACAGTTTTCCAGTCATCATGATCAGAAACTTCACTTATCGATGCACTTCCGTCTTTGTGGTTTGTATAAGAGAATAAATTTAACTCTCTAAAATCTTCTTCATCTAGAAATAATCTAATAGCAGAAACGTCATCATGTATTTCTCGCACTTCAAAACATTTTTCTATACCAAATTCGCGCTCAATTTTTTGAAAAATATAAAAGCCTACGTGATAAGGATTGACGCCTCCTAAGTGAGGCCTTACAACAGCATTGTGCATCTTAAGAAAAGGTATATGTAAGTTGTCTGAAAGATTTAGCTCATGCAATATTTTATAGTGCCAAAAAGAAGCCCATCCCTCATTTAGGATTTTTGTTTGAATTTGTGGCATAAAATACCAGCTTTCTTGTTTGACAATTTCTAAAATATCTAATTGCCAATCAGAAAACTTATGAGAAGAATACTCTGTTAAAAAAGAAAGAATATCATGATCAGGCTCAAGCAAAGTATGTTCATCTTCAAGATCATCAAAATCTAGGACAATACCTTTCTCTTTAAAAGCATTAAATTTTAAAATATGCTTCTCTTTAATCTGCTCTTTCGTTTGTCTTTTAGTGTTGTATCTATTTGTTTGGTATTTTATTGCATGAAGATTGTCTAGAAAGTCTTCAACTTTATCAGGACCAATTAGTGGATCTTCAATGTACTTCTGAATTCTTTTTCTTGCGTTTCGCATCCTAGTAACAATATTATCAGGGTCTGTATGTTTAAACATTCTGTTGTTTTTAAAAAAGTCACTGTGTCCTACACAATGAGCCATAATTAAAACTTGCAAATAAAAGTCATTTTGGAGCATCAAGTATGCTATTGACGGATTAGAATTTATAATAAGCTCATAAGGTAGTCCACTTTGACCCATATTATACATTGTGTATGTTCTCTCAAAAGACTTGCCAAAAGACCAATGATTATAATGGCTAGGCATTCCATGATATGACATGTGCCCGATCATTTCAAAATAATCGCAAGTTTCATAAGTTATTTCGTGCCAATCCAATCCGTGACTCTTAGCGATGGCACAGATTTTTTCATCCCAAACCTTTAGGTCATCTAATGTATAAGAAGAATAGTCTTTAGACGTTAATGTCATATTTACCTCCAAACAATTTGGCAAACTCTGGCCAAATATCATTTTTGTCTCTAATTTTGCATATCTTAAAAGAGTCTGTCTCTAAGACGCTAAAAATCTCTGCCATTTCTTGACCCCAGAGAGTCTCTTGTTCAGGTTTGATCTGAATATAACCAGATAGCTGACTAATGCTTGAGAGCTTTTTCATTTTATTTAGAGCTTTTTCGTTGTCTTCTGACCAATTGTCTCCGTCTGAGCAATGGAATGTGTATATATTCCAGCTAGAAGGTGAAAATCTTTCATCAATGATTTCTTCAGCCAATGAAAGACCAGAAGAAATAAACGTTCCTCCACTTGATGCTTTTTTAAAGAAATCATCTTCATTAACTTCATTTGCGACAGTTGTGTGTGATATGAAAACAATTTCTACGTTTTGATATTTATATCTTAGAAACTGGTACAGCAAAAAAAAGAATGATCTTGCTAAAAACTTCTTCCTCTTACCCATTGAACCAGAAACGTCCATTATCATGAATATAACTGCATTTGTAATTGGTTTGCGTTTAACTTCAATGTGTTTGTATTTTAAGTCATCTTCGTGAAACGGAAATCTTTCCTCACTTTCTGGATCATACGTACCATTTTTAATTGCTTGATTTTTTCTTCGAATTTTATTTTTAAGCGTTTCTTTTTTAGAGAGTCTTGCTCTAATCCCTTTAGTTCTGTATCCTTTTCTTTTAATTTTTTCTGTAAAAATATTAGATGTACTCTTTTTAGCAAGTTCAGGTAAATTTAGATCGTCAAATAAGTAAGATGCTAACTCATCTAGAGATATTTCAACATCATAATATTCTTCACCTTTATCTTTACCTGCCTTATTAGGCTTGCCACCTTGACCTTTTTGATTTGGTTTTTTTACTACCTGGCCTTTTTCAATGTCTTGGCCTTGAGCAGAACCAACTCCTTTTGAATTGTTACCTTGATCAAAAATAAACTGGTACTCTTTTATGCCTCTGACAGGTATGCGTATCTTTTTCTTGCCATCTTGACCAATAATGCTTTCTTCTGCGACAATATCGTGAATACCTTCTTTGATAGCTTTCTCAATCTTCTTCTTGTGCCTTCTACGATCAGAAGCTGATCTATCTGCTATTGTTTCGTGCTTTTTAAAAATTGACATTAATGCCTCTTGATTTGTGTAATTTAATCGATTTATTAATAATTATATTTGGTCTATAGAAAAGGTATACGAAAAGAACTGTAGACAGCAATTATTTTAGGTGTGCAATGAAAGATTTAGAAAAATTTATAATTAAAGAGCTATTAGCTGAGGCTAAAAAGAAAGAATTGTCAAAGAAGCAAAAAGAAAAAATAGATGTGGCAAAACCTTTTGGCACAATTGACGGTGATGATTTTGAAAAACTTAGACAAAGCGAAGATTCAGAAAGTTTAGACGAGAAAAAGAAAAAAAAGCGAAAGACTAGAACAAAACCTTCAGATGTTAAACTTACACCCGGTTATGCGGCAAATAGATCTGCAGGTGACCAATCAAAGCTACAAAAACTAATTGCGAGATTTAAAAATGCTAAAACGCAAAAACAAAAAAAGAAAGCAATGGATGCTAGAGTTGCTTTTGAAAAAGGTCAATACAAATCAAACAAACAAAGTGTTCACAATTATGTAGCAGAGTCATCTGAATTTAATGAATTCTTAAAAGAAATAATTGACAATCTTGACGAAAAGAAGAGAAAAAAACGAAAGAAGAAAAAGAAGAAGAAGTCATCAGGTAGAAAGATATCGAGTAAAGTTGACAAGTCATTAAAAAAGAAAGCTAAAGATAGAAATGCTCCTGTTAGTGCACTTAAAGCAATCTACAGAAAAGGTATGGGCGCGTTTTACTCATCAGGGTCTAGGTCAGGTCAAAATCCTCACTCTTGGTCAATGGGAAGAGTAAACAGTGTGCTTAGAGGCGGAAAAGCAAGAAGTGTTGATGCTGCTCAGTGGAAGCAAATTCAAAAGTTTAGACAGAGAAAGAAAAAGAAATGATAACAAGAAACCGTCTAAATGCACTTATAAAAGAGTCTGTTGAAAATAGCTTAGTAGGATATATCGCAGATGACCCTACTATTAAATCATCTTTAACCAATATGATGTCTAAAAAAGATTTTTTTAGAAATATGTGTAATGAAAGTCCGCTATCTAATAAAGAGACGATAAGTAACTGGATTAATCAAAACTTAAAGCCTAACAGTATGACTGAAGATGATGTAAGAGCAGGAACAGGTGCTTCGAGATTTACTTTTCATCTAGGAGACAATGATGAGTTTGTGATAAAAATTGCACATGACTTCGAGCTAGGTGTTTTTACAAACAAGAAAGAAATACAGGAGTTTATAAATTATGGCAACTTGTTAAGTATATTTCCAAGAATGTACCTAGCAGATAAAAATAGTTTTGAGTGGCTAGTATTAGAAAGAGTTGACGTACCGTCTAGCAGGAACGCTGAAGCTGAACTTGGAGAGGTAATTAAAAACGACTATCCAGAAGTTTTTTCTAATTTTCCACTATGGTTAAGCCAGAACTTACCAGAGGGACTTAATACAAGTGATCATATTAAAATATTATTAGAAGATGTGCCTACCAATTCAGTATTTATGCATGTGCCAGATTTTGGAGGTGGAACTCCAGCAGAATACTTCTATTTTTTAATGTTTTTATACTGTTTTCCTTTTGACGGTGTGTCAACAGACATACTTGTCGACGGATTAATAGGGTCTGACCCTTTCATGATGTTTGCACAAGCAGGTTTCAAGCAAGAATACGAGGTTGTAATAAAGAACATTATAGAAAAAATGTCAGAAAACGTTTCTTTGCGCCAGTTAGCAAATGCAGTATACACCTTGGGTGTCGACGTCCTAGACTTAGGTGTAGGAAACTTAGGGATTAGTAGAATTGATGGATCTTTAAAAATAATAGACATTAGTATATTTGAAGAACCTAATTCTTAGATTGGCCTACAGATAATTTAATATCGTATATGTTGTTTAACATATTATACAGTCTATCAATATCACCATCAGCTCTCAGTGTTTTGTATGCTATATTTTCCTCAGACATCTCACCAGACTTTTCAAGGCCTGACTGTCTCATCTTTCTGATCTTTTGTATTAGCTGATCGATATCATCTGGATCTTTTTTGTATTTAGATTTTTCTATAGCAGTATCAATTTTCTTCTTTATAGACAGAACTTTTTTCTGGACATCATTTTCGCTGAACTTATCAACAAACTTTTTAGGTTTGACGACCCACTCATCATTCTTTATTGAATACACGCCTGACGATTTGTGTGGTTCGTCATCATCTTGCGGATAAAGTTCAACTTCTACAGACTCAACTTTAATATCGTGCTTGTCGTTCCAGTACTGCCTTTTAGCTTTTAAAAACTCTTCAACAAGGTCGATATCTCTATTGATGCTTTGCTTGTCAATAATAATATGCAAATCAATGTCAGAATATCGTGTGTAATTGTAATTTGCAAAAGAGCCTGTAAATGTAATATCGATGACGTCAATCTCAATCCCTAAGTAATCAACAAACTCATTTGCAATAACAAGTAATCTTTCTCTCACAGACGGTCTTAGTTCTTCATCGACCCAAAATTTCTTTGCTAAGTTTTGGTGAGGAAGGTGATTTTTTATTTTGCCAGTAATTGACATTGTTTATCTCCGTATAATTCTCTGTACTTAAGTATCGCCTTTTCTTTGGCTTTTGCCTCAAATACTACATCTATGTCTAAACCGTAGTCTTTAACTTCGTTAAAAATGTAGTCACTGTGTGCTTGAGGTTTTACTTTTAGTCCTTCATTAAGTGCCTTGGACTCTGAATAATGACAGCAAGGGCGAACATCACCCCAAGTGCTTGCTGCTAACTTGAGTGCTTCTTCTTCTGTCTGTTCACCTGTACAAAACTTATGATGATGGTAATCAAAAACTGTAGGCACGCCTAATCTCTCATATACTTGATGTAAGTCTTTAGTACTGTACATACTGGCTTTGTCGTCATTTTCAAGAGTAATGCGGGTTTTAACGCTCTCTGGAAGAAGTTCATAGTTTTTGCACCACCGATCAATAGCAGACTTCTTATCACCGTAAGTAGCTCCGATGTGTATATTGATTTTTGACCAACGATTTCTTGGCATGCCCATTGTATCCATTATTTTGCCGTGTATAGACAAATCTGTGACTGCATTTTTGACCACATTTTCTTTTGGACTAGTCAAGATATTGAAAGGGCCCGGGTGAAATGATAATCTTTGTCCAACATGTCTTGCATAAGCACCTGCTTTCTTTAGATTAATCTCAATTTGCTTCCAGTCAGGCAAATCTTCAAGCTGATATTCAGACCCCCACGGGAATAAGCAGGATGACATTCTGAATACTTGAATGCCATTCTTATAGTTCCACATAAGAATAGGTAAAAGATTTCTTGTGTTATGTTCTGCCAATTCTGAGGCATACTTAATTCCTTTTGCTTTAAAAGTTCTTTTAATCATTCCTCTGTTTGTTGTAACTTTCTTCTCTTTTTGAAGTGTCATATTAATGCATGCGTAACCAAGTCTAATTGTCATAATTTATTAACCTCTTTTTATTTTTATTATAACATAAAAATTTTTTATTTGCATTTTTGCATACTTATTTTATATAGGAGTTTTTAATGATTATAAGAAAACTTAGAAATTTTTCGCTAAAAAGATTTATTCTATTTGGCTCTTTAGTTCCAATGTTGTCAATTCATGCTGACATAAACCCTGTTGTAACGTCACAAGAAAACTCAGAGTTAAGTTTTGAGAGAGAGCACAAGGATCAATTAGAGAATTTTGTTTTTCTTATAAAGTATGTTACATTACCTGATGAATCAGCAATTCATTCAACTGCCTCAGGAATAATTATTTCTTCTACAAAAAGCCATGCGTTTATATTGACAGCTAACCATTTTTGTCAATCAGAAGACGCAATTCTCTTTCCAACAGAGATAGGTGTCTATATTGGTGAAAACTTAAGGCTAGGTCAAATAATACATGCTGATAAAGAAAATGATTTGTGTTTAATTGGTGGTATAAAATACAAAGATGAAAAATTTAAAAATATTAAATTAGCAAAAAAGATGCCGCCTATAGGTGAATTTGTCTTTAATGTCGCTGCTCCAAATAGCATGGGTTCTCCTAACACAAGATTGCTATTTGATGGTCACTTTGGCGGTTGCGAAGAGATGTGTGTTTACACAATACCAGCAACATTTGGTTCGTCAGGATCAGCAGTATTTAACAAAAAAGGCGAACTAATATCAATACTAGTAATGGCGACACCAGATTTTGAAAATGTTGGAATAGGGCCAGATATATATAACATAAGAAAATTTATAAATGAAATTGAAAAAATGATGGATATTAAATGAAACTGTTTATTGATAAGGGCTTAGGGTATAAACCTGAGAATATTAAACTAGCTGGAGAATTCATTTTGTTCTGTGCCGATAATTTACCTATAGAAGGTGAATTTGAAGTTCACCTTGTTAATTCTCGAGAACACCACGGCATACAAACAACAGCTTTTTACGACCCAAATAACCAGTGCTCAAAAATATACGCAAAAAATAGAGCGCTTGCTGATGTTTTACGATCAGTTGCTCATGAATTGACTCACATGATGCAAGACCAAATAGGGCTATTAAGTAGTGGGCCAATTAGAGATGCTGGCGGATTTCACGAAGATCAGGCAAATGCAAAAGCAGGTGAGTTGATTAAACTATTTGCAAAATCAAAGCCTGGTAGAAAAGCAATATACGAAAATAAAAAGTTAAAAAGTTTTTAACCTTTCTTTATAAACGCTGTTGGTCCTGCCATAAAACCTGACTTACCACCTGACTTATACTTATAAGCATTCTTGAGGGCATTTTCTTTACTCATGCCTTTTCTTACGTAGTATCGCCCTACAACAGCACCAGTCCTATCAGCTCCATGAGTGCAGTGTATTAGTGTATTACCTTTGTCCAATTGTTTAACAATGTCATCAAAGCTAAAGTTTTGCATATTTAAACTACCACCACCATCGCTAGCAGGAGCATACATCACATTCATACCCGCAGCTTTTGCATTATTGCTAGCACTCTTACCGCTGTTATCTGCATTAAGAGTTATCACTGTATCTATACCGTAATCTTTTTGAAGAGACTTAAAAAATTCAGGAGAAGCGTTAACATGCTTGGGTTTCATACCAGATCGATAATTATTTTTACCGCCTTTAATTAATTTATGAAAATTAATTTCTCTAGCAGTGAATTTACCTAGCTGACCAGCCCATGACGAACTAGCTTTTGAACCAGCAGGCAATCCTTTTTTATACTTAGCGACGTGTGCCCTTATAAAATTTTCATATTTAGAATTAGGCGCCCCATAATATTTTTTTGTAGTATATGCATAATCACCTTTATTTACTGCATCTTTAAACTCCTGACCATAAAGATTAATCCAGGTAACTAAAGAATTTTCACAGTATTGTAGTGTGTCATTTTCCCAAGCATTACTCCACGCGGTAGGATCGTTATTGTATTTAGGCAAAGTAAATGCACCTAACACTTGATATAGACCCCATGCGCCACCTGAAATTGCTGCCCAGGGGTTAATTTTGTATGCTTTTTTAAACGCGTTTTGGGCGTCTTGACCGTAATAAGACTTAGTGGATCCAACTGGAAAACCTGCATTTTTTAATGCAGTTTTTTGTTCGTCAGTAACAGCTTTACCAGGGACTCCTGCGTCTTTTGCATACTTAGAGTTGACCATAATATGTAGATTCCATGCCATCGCCTTAGGATTGTGATTAGATTCTTTTGCCTCCTCTGCGTATATCCATGCAGGATCAATACCTAGTTTTCTACCAAGTCTCACAGCTCTATCACCAACAGAAGCTTTAACTGATGTTGACTTGTCAAATGTTCCGCTCCATTCTTCTCCGCCTACGTCATCATCCTTTTTATTCTTTCTAGTAAGGTTTGCTGACTTTCTAAACATTTTTTGAAGCGTGCCCTCGTGAGTCATTGACTCAACAAGGACGTCTCTTACGATTGCTCTAATTTCTAACTCTGATAATCTCATTAGTTAATCTCAATGACAACATCAAAAGCGCCTCTAAATCTTCCGCCTGCTCGAGTTGTTAATGATTTAGCAGAGCTTGCAAGGGTAGTTTCGTTGCCTTTAGCTTTTTGTTTTAAGAAGTTAG